CCTTTGGCGCACATGGTCCTTTCATTCGACCCTTCGCGTATGCGCTTTTCCTACGTCGAGCCGCCGGAAAGCGATTCCGATCGGCGATCCCGGGAGCGGTATGAGAAGATGGACGCCAAGCGGGAGGCTCAGCGAGAAAAGGAGCTCCGGGCCGAAGAGCAGAAAAAGCTGCAGGGCTCACTCCTGGAGGGATGGACGGACGTGGAAGAAGGTGATCTGCCATTCGTATGAGCGAAGAAAACCGTGAGCCCCATATCCTGGGCGGAAATCTGAAGGTAGGCGCTTTGGTGCGGTTTGTACCCGCTGCCTGCTATGTCGGCGAGGCCGGTTTGACGGACCACATCATGGTGGAGGTGATCGGTACGGTGACGGAGATCCACGAAACGCATCACTGGTACCGCGTGGCGTACTGCATGGGGGCAAATCCCGACTGCATCGGGTATGAATGCTTCAAATACTGAGATTAAGAGGAGGTTATCATGAGAACAACGGCAATTTTGAACCTGAAGGGCGGCGTGGCCAAGACGGTCACGTGCGTCAACATGGCGGCGATCCTCGCCGCTGACTACGGAAAGCGCGTCCTGGTGGTGGACGCGGACAGCCAGGCCAACACCACCGAGTTTTTTGGCGGGGCAGAAACTTGCGCCAGCACCATGTCGGACCTGCTGCGCAGGCTGGATGTGAACGCGGTGATCCGTACCACGGATACCGAGCGTATCTCTTTGATCGCGGCGGACGAAAGCCTCATGGACCTGGATCTTTCGGCCGTTAAGAGCAAGGAGGCGGACATGGGCTGCCTGGATCGGCTGCTGGCTGAGCACAGGGACGAGTATGACTACTGCCTCATAGACTGCCCGCCGGCGTTCAATGCGGCGGCTGCGGCGGCCCTGCTGGCAGCGGACGACGTGATCATCCCCATAAAACTGGACGCCTTTTCCCTGCGGGGCATGTCCAACCTGACGCGGCAGATCAGGAACATGCAGACGATCAATCCGAATCTCCGGATAGCGGGCCTGTTGCCCACCATGGTCTACCGGTCTGAGCAGATCAGGAAGGCGCTGGACATCCTTTGCGTGAGTGATTTTCGCATCTTTCCGAAGATCCGCAAGACCGCAAAGGTGGACGATATGACATTCGCCCAGCGGCCTCTAATCGAGAGCTCGCCGCATTCAGCGGCTTGCGTGGATTACCGGCGCTTTGTGAAAGCGTACGTCCAGGAGGGAGGTGTCGACCGTGGCTGAATTCGATCTCGCCAAGCTCATGAAGGATGTGTCCAAAGTGGACACTGGCAAGCAGCAGATCCGGTACATTCCCCTGGACTTGATCGATCCTGATCCCAATAACTTCTACAGCCTGGACGGCCTCGAGGAGCTTGCCGGCAGCATCGAAATGCTGGGCTTGCAGCAGCCGATCCTGGTGCGGCCCGTCCAGGGCGGAAGGTATATGGTGATCTCCGGCCACCGGCGCCGGGAGGCGCTGCAGCTGATCGCCGAGGGCGGCAGCAAGCAGTTCGCTGACGGCGTCCCCTGCGTCGTGGACGCGGGCGAGGCGTCCGAGGCACTGCAGGAGTTGAAGCTCATCATGGCCAACGCGGACACGCGCAAGATGTCCAGCGCCGATCAGAACAAGCAGGCCGAGCGCATCGAGGATCTGCTGCGGCAGCTGGTGGACGAGGGGTACGTTTTCCCGGGGCGGCTCCGGGACTGGGTGAGCAAGCTCTCCGGCATGAGCCGCACTAAGCTGGCCCGGCTAAAGGTGATCCGGGAGAAGCTGGCTCCGGAGCTGCTGAAGAAATACAGCAAAGGAGCCATGAATGAGACCGTGGCCTATGAGCTGGCCCAGCGCCCGGTGGAGATGCAGCGCCGGATCTGCGACGCGTTCCAGGCCAGCCGTAAGAACGGGGACATCGGATATATGATGTCTAATTATGTCAAGGAGTGCGCGGACCTGGCCAAGTCGCTGGACGCGAGGAAGTGCCCGATGGAGCCCGGAGCCCGTTGCCACCATCAGGACGGCATTCTGGAGAAGGCGTTCGACGGATCTTACAGCTACAAGCCGTGCCGGAACGGTCACTGCTGCGCCGATTGCAGCGATTACCTCCGCTGCAGGAATCGGTGCCCCCTCCTTGACGAAAAGGCCAAGAAAGAACGGGCCCGGCAGCGGGAGGCGTCCAAGGACCAGCGGGCTGCGGAAAAGGCGAAGAACGACGCCGCGGTCTATGCCATCGAGCACGTGTGGGCGCGATTCGGCCAGGCGCTGCAGCGGGCGGGCATCACGGACGGCCAGCTGCGGAAGGAGCTCAAGCCCAAGGGGAGCTACTACAACGAGTACGAGATCTACGTGGAGAAGAAGAAGGTCGAGAGGCTGCTGGACTTCACCTGCACCGAAATCAAGCCCAACGACCCGATGCCGTTCCACTACGGTTTTAAGGCTGGGGATTATCGCTGCCTGTGCAATATCGCCGACGCGCTGCACGTGAGCCTGGACTACCTTTTTCTCCGGGACGACGTGCCGGATCGGCGCGAGCAAGCTGTGTCCGAATCGGACACAACCCCAGGATGGCGCACGGGCGAGCCTCCAGAAGACGGGCGGTATCTGTGCCGGATCCGGTTCACGTCGGAGCAGGCACGGGCCAGCGAGGCCCGGTGCGAATGGAAAGAAGGAAAGTGGCACAACAGTTTCGGGGAGAAGATCGACGGGCTCTTTGAGGTGCTGAGCTGGTGGCCGATCCCTCCGGAGGTGTGGATCATGGACGAGGACCGGACGAGGAGCAAGTGAACGGAGGGCGGTCATGAGCGTAGTGGTGAAGATTGAGATGCCAAAGGATTGTCAATATTGCCCTATGGCACACTGGGATTTAAGAAACATTCTGTCGGGTTGTGATGCGGTACCTGGAAAGCGGTATCTTCAAGGTAAAGACGATGAGTTTTGGAAGGACGGCAGACCGTCATGGTGTCCCATCGTTTGCGAGATACCAGAAGAGCATGGTGATTTGGTGGATTGGGTTGAGGTTACACATGGGCTAAATACAGCGTTTACCAGGATCTTAGATGATGAGGTACTGCATGGCACGAGACGCGTGGAATACCCGGCCGCTTTGATAGAAAAACCGATAATGGTGAAAATAATCGTCCCGGCAGAAAGGATCGAAACGTGAAAATTCACAACATAAAATTGGGAATTGAGTTTTGCGATGCCGTTCTGAACGGAGAAAAGACTTTCGAGATCAGGGAAAACGACAGAGGCTATCAGAAAGGAGACCATATACGGTTCAAGCCTGTTTCTTTTTTGCCGCATCATAGTTTTCCGTATCATGCGATAGAGAAAAGAGAATACGAAATCACCTATGTGCTGAACGGCTGGGGCTTAAAAGACGGGTTTGTGGCGCTGGCCATCAAGGAAACAAAGAGGGGCGAAGCGTAAGCGTATGCTGGATCAATTCATTGATTATCTGAAGGAGCAGCTGGGGCAGCCATACGTATGGGGCGGCCAGCACACGAAGCTCACGCCGGAGAACTACGTGGAGGTCATAGAAAAGCGGGAAGCGGGCCGGGGCAAGTACCCCGACGGCACCACCTACGCCCAGGCGGCCATCGACTTCTGCCGGGCGAAGTTCGACGAAGGGACCACGGTCCTCTACGCCTACGACTGCTCGGGGCTGGGCTGCTACTGGCTTTACAACCTCATGCGCCTCTACAAGTGCGACGTGAACGCCAACACCATGATGGGCCGGTGTGAGCTTCGGGATGATTCCCCAAAGCGTGGCTGGTGGGTTTTCCGTCTGGATGGCAAACGGGCCTCGCACATCGGCTACATGATCGATGATGAATATCTGATCGAAGCCAAGGGCCGCAAATACGGGGTGGTCAGGACGAAGTTCAGGACCAAGGAATGGGCCTGCTGGGGAATCCCCAACGTGTTTGCGGAGGAGATCGAGCCTCAGCCGGAGCCCCAGCGCTTCGTGGAGGTCGTCGGCGGATCTGTGAACGTGCGGACCTCAGACAGTAAGAAAGGCAGGATCCTGTTCACGGCTCACCGGGGCGACCGATTTCCTTTCGTGGCCGTGGCGCCCTCGGGCTGGTACGAGATCGAAACGAAAAAGGGGCAGGGGTTCATCACCAATCTGCCCCGGTATACTAAGATCGTAGAAGACGGGGGAGAGGATGCATGATCTGCGGGACGACGATGCCGAAGCGAAAGCAGCGCATGTGTTGGCATTGCGAGATGCAGGCCGCGAAAAAGGCCATGGATCTGTACCCCGTCGGCAGCGACGAGCGGGAGATCTACCGGGCCAAGTACAACGACGCCGTGAAGCATTACAACGCCCTCTTCGAGGATCTATACAGAAAATGAAAGGAAAAACGGATGCTAATCAAAATCGGAAACGCGCTTGTGGATCCCAACGAGATCGCGGTGATCCAGCCGGATCGAAATGAAAGACTCTCAGAATATGACAAGTCGACGCACATCCTCATTGAGTTGAGGAACGGCGGCAGCATTTGGATAGAGGCCTCCATGGACGAGGCTGAGGCCGCGCTGATCGATGCCGGCGTGGTGACCGACCTGACGGCCAGTGAGGATACAGGCTTTCCTTCTTTGCATCTGACAGACGAAGAGACTGAAAAACTATATGAATTAGAGTCTGACGGGTACAGGTTTATGGCTCGGGACCAGGACGGCAAGCTTTATGCTTACCGGCACAAACCGGAGTATGGGGGTTTCTATTGGAATGACCCAAGCCCGAGTAATGCGACTTCTCTGCAAATTGACGATTTCTCATTTATCGACCAAGACAACCCGGAACCCACCGCGATCTGCTGTCTTTTGAACTATCCTAACCTGAATTAAGCTGTCACAGCCTTGAAAATGACGGGAGCCCAGGAGGCCACGGTCTGGCGACGAAAGGAGTTTAGACCGTGGCCAAAACCCTCAAACGTATAGACGCCGGCGGCATCCAGGTGGCCGCGCTGTACAACCGATGCACCGGGCGCGAAACGACCAGAGAGCGCCAGGCGAAGCACCAGGCCAGCAGCGAAGCCCAGCGCCGCATGAATCAGATCTATTCGTACCAGCAGCTGGAGCTGCGTTTGGCCGTCAACTTCCCGACGCCGGGAAGCGGGCTGTGGGTAACCCTGACCTATGACGACGCCCACATGCCCAAGAGCAGGAAGGAAGCACAGCTGCGCTTCAAGTATTTTCTGCAAAAGCTGCGCCATGCGCGGCGGGACGCGGGGCTGCCTGAGCCCGTGGTATTCTGGACGCCGGAGGTGCTGACCTCCGAGTCGGGCCGATGGCACCACCACGCGGTCATGGACAGCACCGGCCGGGACTATGACCTCATTCGCGCCTGCTGGATCTATGGCAGCGACATCGAGATCCGCCGCTTGGGCGTCCAGGAGCCGGGCAAGGGGATGCCTCCCTGGAACGATCCGAACGCCGACGAGCCTGGCAACTACTACAGGATGGTGGCCAGGTACATGACCAAGGAGCCGCGGGAGTGTCAGGAGTATGATACCAAGCCGGGCCTGCATGGCTGGAGCTGCACCCGCAACGCCAAGAAGCCGGAGGTGGAGACCTTCGTCGTCCCGGACGACTACGAGCTGCAGGCGCCGGAGGGCAGCACCGTCATGCTGGACGAGCGAAAGACCACTGAGTGGGCATCCTATCGGGTGCTCAAGTATCGATTCGGCGGCTCCGGCTTCGCCCCTGCACCCAGAGCCAAGCGCCGGAGGTACAGGCGGCGCTGATCCTTTTATTAAATTTTCAGCCTTGGAACCTATATTATTTTAAGGAGAAAGCTGGTGTTTTCATTGACAGAACCGCCGAAAAATGGTAAACTAATACAAACAGAGGACGGGTGGCTGACCTGTCCGATGTGCAGGCGGAACAAGCGGCTGAAGCGCATATTCCCGGACGAGGAAGCCGAGCGCGTGGGCCTGTTCTGCAGGGATTGCAAGCGAACCGTTTACGTGGGGATCCACAAGGGCCAGTGCTTTGAGAGCCGGTGCCAGCATGACGTGTAAAGCGTCGAAGCTGGCGCCGGCTTTTTTGTTTTGCCGGAGGTGAGCAGGATGGCCAGGCTGCCGTTGAGACCCTGCAAGCATGCGGGCTGCCCGGTGCTGACCAGGGATGGCTGGTGCGAAAAACACAGGCCGAAGCACCAACGGCGAAGCAGCGCCGAGTGGCACGCCTGGTACAACCTGCCGATCTGGACGGACCGACTCCGCCCGGCACAGCTCCTGCGGGAGCCGTTCTGCCGAGAATGTGCGGCCGCAGGCAGACGGACCAAGGCGACGGTGGTGGACCACGTCAAGCCTCACCGAGGGGACTGGACCCTGTTCGCCGACGAGAACAACCTGCAGAGCCTTTGCAAGCATCACCACGACCGCAAGACCGCGATGGAGCAGGCGCAGGGGAGGCGCGAAGCGCGGCCAAACTGAGGGCGATATCCTCCCGCCCCGGCGCGCAGCGCGCTCCCCTGCGCGGGGGAGCGCGGCGGCATCCGCAAGCGCACGCGCTCAAGCGCGCAGGTGCGGCCTTGGTTGCCCCCTCCCCCGGGGTCGAAAAGTTTCGACCCCGCCCCCTGGATGCCCCGCATCCTCTCTTTTGCGAGAAATTTTCCCCGATGAAGCTGGAGGAACACGATATGCCCACACCGGTGAAGAGCCTGGACAACATGAGCAAACATCTGACCAGGTCAGAGATGGAAGCTCGCGGCGCTCAGGAGTCGGCATCCATGCCGTCCCGGACGCCGAAGAAGCCGAAGCTCATCATCCAGGATAAGGCTGCCGGGAAACATTGGTCCAGGATCCTCCGGGACATGGCCGGGCTGGAGATCATCGACGTCCTGGACACGGACATGCTCGCCATCTACTGCGCGAAGCTTTCCAGGCGCGACGATCTGCAGACCAAGTACCTGCAGGTGCGTGAGCTCTACGCTGCAGAGCCGGACAACGCGAACCTGAAGATCCTAATCTCCCTGTCCGACGAGATGCAGTCTATCGAGCGCGATCTGCTGGCCTACGCCTCCAAGCTGGGCCTGACGCCGGAGAGCCGGGCGCGCCTGGCCAAGCGCATGGCCGAGCAGGAGGAATACGATCCGGACGGGGATCTGTTTGCGTGATGCCTGGCCGGGACAAGGTGCTGACGCATCCGGTGACCATGTACGCCAAGCAGGTCACCCGCGGGCGGTTGCACGACAGCTGCTGCCCCTATGAGATCGCCGCCTGTCAGCGGCACCTGGACGATCTGCAGCGGATCGGGGATCCCGACTTTCCGTATGTCTTCGACACCACGCGGGCCGACCGGATCATCCGCTGGTACGAGTTTTGCATCCAGGTCCGCGGCCCCGAGGCCGGGGAGCCCATAAGGCTCCAGGATTGGCAGATCTTTGACCTGGGCTGTGTGTATGGGTGGGTCCACCAGGAGACCGGCGCCAGGCGCTTCAACCGGACCTACAACAAGCGGGCCCGGGGCAACTTTAAGAGCACGGAGAAATCCGGGCAGACGCTGTACCACATGTGCGGGGATGCGCTCTATCCCCCGTACCAGCCGGAGCTCTTACAGTATGAGAAGAACCCGGAGGTGGAATGCGCCGCAGTGGACCGCGGGCAGGCGATGCGCGTTTTCGGCGATGCCAAAGAGATGGCCAAGGCCTCCCCGAAGATCGCCAAGCGGCTGATCATCCCGAAGGCTAACCCCGTGCGGCACAGGACCCTGGGCGGCTGGATGCGGGCGCTGTCCAAGGATACCAAGAACAAGGACTCCGGCGCTCCGACGTTCTTCGTGGTGGACGAGTATCACGCTCATCCCACCTCGATGATCTATGACATCGGCCTCAACAGCTTCGGGAAAAGGTGGCAGCCGCTGCTGGAGTGCATCACCACCGCCGGCGACGACGCCGAAAACAAGCCCTGCTTTCGGGAGGAACTTTACGCCAAACGTGTGCTGGACGGGCTGGTGCAGGACGACCGATATTTCGTTATGATCCGCGAGCTGCCGGACGGCGCGGATCCCCACGACAAGAGCAAGTGGGTCATGCCAAACCCCTGCTTGCGGACCGACAACGACTACAGCCGGCTGCTGCGCGGGGAGATCGAGAGCGAATACGTCGCCGCCTACGGAAGCAACGACGCCACGAAGATCCGGCAGTTTTTGACCCGCCGCATGAACCAGTGGCAGGCCGGCGCCGAAAACAAGTATCTTGACGAGAGCTGCCTGCGGCTGGCCCGGGAGTCCATGGTCACGCCGGACGTCTTTGCCGAGCTGACCGACGGGCTGGAATGCTGGATCGGCTTCGACCTGGGCAAGCGGATCGACCTCAGCGGCGTGGCCGCGGTGTTCCTGCTGCCGGACGGGCGCGTGGCCATCCGCATGCACGGATTTTTGCCGGAGGGCGCCGCGATCAAGCATGAGCACTCCGACCGGATCGAGTATCGCGCCTGGGCTCAACGGGGCTGGTGTACGTTGACGCCGGGCGAGGTCACCGATAACAGCTACGTGGCGGACTGGATCGAGGCCGGACAGCTGCAACACGGGTGGAAGGTCGTGGAGATCTGCTACGACGGGCACAACGCCACGGACCTGGCCATCCGCCTCTGCGAAGAGGCGAACAACGAGGATCTGTGCGTGGAGATCGCCCAGACCTGCGCGGGACAAAATCTGGCCGTGAAGGGATTCCGGGAGCTGCTGTTGCAGGGCAAGATCGTGTTATGTGAGAGCGGCCTCGCCATCTGGTGCCTGGGGAACGCCGTGGAGATCATGAACAACTACGGCGACATCAAGCTCTCAAAGAAGCACAAGGACGACACGCAGCGGATCGATCCCGTGGCGGCGGCCATGGATGCCCTGGCCCGGGCGCTGATCCGAAGGAACAACCCCACCCTGGCCGACAGGCTGGAGGCTGAAGGCTGGAGCATGTGAGATTGTGTCCGATTCGGACACAGGAGGCGAGTATGGCGGGATACACCGACGCGGGAGAGCTCAATAAGCGAATCACCTTTCAGCGCTTCGTCGGAGAGGCGGATCTCCTTGGTGATCTTGCATATCTGGACGACGACAACTGGGCGGACGAGTTTACCACCTGGGCGTCCATACGGACGATCAGCGGCCGGGAGTTTTACGCTGCGGGCCAGGAGCAGGGCGAGGTCACCCACAACGTCAAGATCCGGCATCGATCCTGGACCCATAACCCGGTGACCATGCGGGCCATTTATGACGGTCACGTGTACCGGCTTTTGACGCCGCCGCTGGAGCTGGGCGGCGACAAGCGCTATCAGCAGATCAAAGTGGCGGAGGTCTGGCCGTGAGCACGATGCGGCTTGACTTCGAGCACGGGGACCTGGTGCTGTTGTACAAAACCCTGGACCGAGTCGGCAAATCTCCTCAGAAGGCTTTATACCAGGGCACCTCTAAGGCTGCAGTTATTACAAAAAAAGCAGTCAAAGACGCAGCGCCTGACGATACCGGTGCCTTAAAACGAGGCATTGTCACAAGAACTGAGCATAGTAGGATTCGCGGAAAAAAAGTCAGGCAAACGACATTTAAGGAGGGTGCAGGGCTTGAGCGAGTTCTTGGTAAAAACAGTCATCCTGGCAAATTTGGTGGACGGCCTGGAGGAAAGGATAAGGACCGGTACTATTATCCGGCGTCGCAAGAGTTTGGATGGCTGACTGGCGACGGAAATGGCGGAATCAAGTATGTGCCGGGAAAGCACTATATGCGTCGTGGTGCTGAGGCGGCGAGTGAGCCGGCCAAAACGGCCATGATCGACACTATGACGAAGGAGCTGGATCGGATATGGCTGAGCAAATAAGCCCTGAGTTTGCGCTGGTGCAGGCGCTGGAGACCGTACCAGGGCTCCAGGACAAGACCAACGCCCTCCAGCCAAAGAAGGGCGTCAAGCCCCCGTTTGCGTTTTATGTGTCCAGCACGGACGACGAAGAGCAAGCGCTGGACGGCGGGACCGGTCTTATGCGGTACACCGCAACCGTGCACCTGGTAAGCGGTAGTTTTCGCGGGCTGCAGCTGCTGTGTGCCTGGGCAAGGTCGGCCGTCCTGGCCATGCAAGGCGCCACGTACAGCACGCCGGCAGACGAGCCCGACGACGTCCTCCGCGGCCGGATTCTGGTGGAGGACACGGGAATGCAGCAGAGCTCTCCGGACCTGTACGAGGCGGAGGTGGGATACTACCGCCGGATGTACAACGTCCGGATCGATTATCAGACAGAGGAGGTTTTTTGGGCATGACGGTTGAACTGTACGGCGAAATCGTGAGCGACGATTGGGTGTGGCTCTATGAGCTTTTTGGTATCCCCTGCTGCTGCCCGAAGCAGGTGCGGGACGCGATCAAAAAGCTGCCTGAGGGGGAAGAGCTCATCCTGGAGATCAACTCTCCGGGCGGCGACGTGTGGGCCGGGTTTGAGATCTTCGGCATGCTGCAGGCGTGCCGATCCGATACGGAAGCGCACATCATCTCGCTGGCGGCCAGCGCGGCAACCACGGTCATGTGCGGGTGTGACGTCGTTTTGGCTTCTCCGGTGGCACAGATAATGATCCACCAACCGGCGGCTTACGTGGAGGAGTATGTGAACAATGACGGCGCGCAGCACCTGAAGAACTACCTGGACTCCGTCAAGGCATCAATCCTCAATGGGTACGTCATCAAGAGCGCCGGAAAGGCCAGTCGAAAGCAGTTTGAGCAGTTGGTGGACGACTCCACCTGGATGCCGGTACAGAACGCGCTGGAGCTGGGGCTGATCGACGGGTACCTGGACCTGGATGACGACGCAGCGGCGGCGATCGCGGCGGATGGCGGGTTGCGCGTCAGCAACGCCGCAGGTATCTCTCCCGCGCCGAAGGGTCTGCTGGCCCGCTACGAGGCCGCTGTGCGCGCCGGGACGATGGACGCGGTGCCTGGTCACCCCGTGAGTATAGAGCCGTCTCCGGCCCAGAAGACGTCCGCAGAGGCTGCTCCGTTGGCCAATCAGACGGACGCGGATCTGCTCGGGGATTGGCACCTTATGGCAGCCATCGAGCTGGAGAAAGCGAGGGACGTGCAGTGAACAGACTGGAACGCGGGCTCGCGAGCCTGGGCCCCAACCGGAAACCTGCTGCCGGCGCTCCGCGGGATCCTCCCGTGGAGAACGTGGTGACGGCAGCCTCCGTCGGGTTGAGCCCTTCATACGCCGGGACGGACCAGACCTTGGCCATGAAGCTCTCCGCCGTGAGTCGCTGCATCGATATCCTGTCCGACTCCATCGGCAAGATGCCGTTCTACGTCTACGACGTGCGCACCCGTCAGCGGGTGGAGCATCCGGTGACGGAGCTGCTAAGCCTTCGCCCCAATCCGTGGCAGACGCCGTTTCAAATGCGGAAACAGGTAGAGGCTGAGCGTATCTGCCGAGGCAACGGCGTGGCCTGGATCCGCCGGGACAGGAACACGCTGCGCCCGCTGGAGATCGTCCCCATCCCCTGGGGGTACTGGACCAGTCAGCTGCTGCCCGACGATGGATCGCTTCTGTACTTCATCGAGCACCCGTTTACTCACGAGCCTATCACGTGCGGCCGCATGGACGTGATTGACGTTATGGCATTCAGCCGCAACGGCTACCGGGGCATCGGGTACCTGGAGCGCGCGGAGGAGGTGATTCGGACCGGCAGGGCGGCGCAGGAGTACAGCGCCAGCTACTACCAAAACGGCGGCCAGCCATCCGGGATCCTGCGGACCGATTCCGATCTTGGCGGTACCGTGAAGGTCAAGGCCTCCGACGGGACGGAGCGAGAGATCAGCAAAAAGGACCGCATCCGGGAGGAATGGGAGAAGCGCCACGCCGGACCGACCAACGCGCAGCGGATCGCCGTGCTGGACATGGGCCTGGACTACAAGCCCTTGAGCATATCCAACCGGGACGCGCAGTTTGTGGAGCAGAGCGACCTCAGCGTGGCGGACATCGGCCGTTTCTTCGGCGTCCCCCTCTACAAGCTCATGGCCGGAAAGCAGAGCTATTCGAGCAACGAGCAAAACGCCATTGAGTATGTGGTGGGCACGCTGCATCCAAACGCCGTGATATGGGAACAGGAGCTTTTGTACAAGCTGATGACCCCGCAGGATATCGACCGGGGGCTGCGGATCCATGGCAACCTTATGGGCGAGCTGCGGGGCGACTTCCAGAGTCGCGGGGCCTGGTATAAGGACATGCGAGAAAATGGCGTCCTGAGCGTCAACGAGATCCGGGAGCTGGAGGACATGCCGGCCGTGGATGGCGGCGATGAACACTATGCCAGCCTCAACTACGTCCCGCTTAGCGTATGGCCAAAGCTCTCCGAGGAGCGCGCCGGCTCCGGCGCTGGAAGCGAGGGATGAGAAATGCTGGTTGCTCTTTTGTTCCTTATGGGCCTTGCGGTGATCTCCGCAGGCGTCGGGATGATCTATCTCCCAGCCGGGATCATCGCCGCAGGCGTGGGCCTAATGGCCCTGTCGATCATCTTAAGCCGGGGCGGTGTCCCCGATACTCAACAGCATCCGCTCGGACCAAAACCGCTGGATAATAACAAAAAAAATACTGGAGGTATCAAATGAAGAGAAAACTCATTGCACTGGCCGCGGACCGCACCACCGCGCTGAAGGCCGCGGAGACCGCCCTGGAAGCCAACAACAGGGCTGAGTATGACAGCAACATGGCGAAGGTCGCCAACATCAACGACGAGATCAAGCGCGTGCAGGATCTCATCGCCGAGCAGGAGCGCGCGATCGACGTGCGCCAGCCCAGCGCGTCCGAGGTGCGCGACATTGCCGAGGAGCGGGCCAACGCCCTGCGCAACGGCCGCGAGGTGCGGTTCTCCGTCGCCGAGATCCGGCGCGGTCTGCGCAACTCCGACGGCGACGGCACCCTCGTGTCGGGCAGCATCGCCCAGCCCATCGGCGCTGGCGTGGAGGTCCGGGACAACCTGGGCTACACGTCCCTGGTGGACATTGTTCGCACCATGGACATGACCGGCCTGGGCGGCTGGGAGGAGCCCTACGCCACCGCCTATCAGTCCACCGATCAGGGCACGCCTGCGAGTGAGGCCGGCACCACCCGTACCAAGAGCGACCCCGGCTTCGCGATTTCTCAGATCAAGCCCTACACGGTCAGCGTGACCAGCCTGGTTGACAAGAACATCGCCCGTCTCTCTCCCTCTCTGTACCTGCAGAAAGTCCAGGATCTGGCCTTCCGGGCCCTGCGGAACAAGATCGCCGCCCTGATCCTCAAGGGTGACGCCGAAGCTACGCACGTCATGTACGGCATGCTCAACGGCACCAACAAGGACGGGGCCTCCATCGTGACCACCGTCGCCGCCACCGTCGACACCGGCTACGGCAAGATCGACGACCAGCTGCTGAATAACCTGTATTTCGGGTACGGCAACGACTACGAGGCCGGCGGAAATGCCATGCTTTTCCTGAACAAGACCGACCTGAAGGCCTGGGGCGCGCTCCGCGGCACCTACGAGAAGCGCAGGATCTTCGCCATCGATCCCCTGCCCGGGAACGCCAACCGTGGCACCATCTCCGACGGTGGCATGATCGTGCCCTACCTGCTGGATCCCAACCTGACCGCGGTGAACGGCACCGCGCAGGCGGCGGCAAGCGGCGAGGACAAGCTGTGCTGCGTGTACGGCGATCCTCTCAACTACCTGCTGGGCATCTTTGGCGACTACACCATCCGCGTGGACGAGTCCGTCAAGTCCATCGAGAGGATGTACGCCGTCCTGGGCGACGCGACCGTCGGTGGCAACGTCATCGTGAAGGACGGTTTCGTGGCGGCCAAGATCGCCAAGGCAGCGTCCTGATAAGCGGCTATGGCGACGGGTCAGGAGACCGCGCAGGCGGATGTGGCCGCAACGCTGGCCCTCCGCGCCTGCCTGGACTACATGCGGGTGGATGAGGACGAAGACGGCCGTATCGAGCATGAGTTTATACCGGCGGCCAAGGCATACTTGGCCGGTGCCGGGATCCAGGAGGCGTCATATACCGACCCTCTGGAAAAGTCTCTGTACGATCTGGCCTGGCACGCTCTGACGCTGCATTACTACGACCACCGGGACGCGGTCGGTGAGGAAGCTCCCTTCCCCACCGGCCTGCGGCCGATCATCAACCAACTGAAGCACTCCGGCGCGGGGTGCATCTGACAATGTGTCCGATTCGGACACGAAAGGAGGCAAAACATGGCAAAAAGCAGAGCCCTGGGCACCACCCTGAAGGTGAACAGCAAGGCCGTGGGCGGTCTTACGACCATCAACGGCATCGAGATCAGCGCGGAGACCGTGGATCTGACCGCCCTGGACAACGCCACAGGCTACCGAGAGAAGGAGCCGGGCTTCAAGGACGCTGGCGAGGTCACCGTCAGCGGCTACCTGGACGGCAGCGACCAGGGGCAGGATGAGATGTACACCCTGCTCAACAGTGGCGCCACCACCACCTGCAACATCGTCTTCCCGGCCAAGATCGGCAAGACGTGGACCTTCACTGCCGGTGTCAGCCGTTTCGTCACCGGCGCCGGTCTGGAGGGCGGCGTGACATTCGAGGCCACCTTGCTGGTGAGCGGGCAGCCCGTGCTGGCCGCATCGGCGAGCGAGTAATCGGAGGAATTCATGGACGACAAGAAAACGACCGAGAAGCCGATCCCTACCATCGAGCTGGGCGGCCGCGTCTGGTTCCTGAAGATCAACCATCGGGTGCTTGAGCGTTTTTCCGCCATCTCCAAGTGCAGCATGGAAGCGTTTCTCAATGTGATTGAACGCTACGACATGATGGTGCTGCTGCTTTGGCTCATGATGTGCGAGACGCGTCAGGATCTGACCAGAGGCGGGCTGACCGACTGGCTGAACGATATGCCGGTATTCGAAGCTGTGAATCTGGTGACGGATGCTGTGTCAAAGGCAATAGAGTATTCCTTCCCCGATTCCGACTCCGAGACGGATGAAACGCCGGCTGAGGATGCCGATGAGACGGAGCCCGGAAACCCTACGAACGAGGATATCTGACCGAGAGCCGCCTGCTGGCCGCACGGATCGGGATCGGCGCGGACGAGTTCGAGCGCCTGACGCCTTTTGAGCTGTCCCTGTACGCTGAGGCATACAGGGACAGACTTGAAGACGAAGCTCGCATGACCAAGGCGAGGATATACGCCCTCGCCGCCATGGTCAGGGTCATGATGAACAGCAAATTCCCGCCGCGGTACGAGTCGATCTTCCCGGAAGATGTCCCCAAAAAAGAAATGACCGATGAAGCCATGTTCGCCCAGGTACAGGCGCTGAATCGGCTTTTCGGAGGAACGGAGGCTTGATATGGCTGTTGTGAAAAACTTAATGGTGCGCGCCGGAGCGGATTTTTCGGCGATCACCACACAAGCCAACAAGGCATCGAAATCCATGCGCGGGATGCAGTCGAGCGTCTCGCGCTCCTGCGGTTTGATGAGCAAGGCCGCGAGCGGCTTGAAAAAGGTCCTGAGCGTCACTGCCCTTGTTATGGCTGCAAAAGCCATATACAATTACGGCAAGGAAGCCGCCGAGGCCTACGACACGCAGGTCCAGGGCGAGATGAAGCTGGCCACCGTCATGCGCAACACCATGGGCGCTTCCAATGCCGAGATTCAGAGCATCATGGATCTGGTCGCCGCACAACAAGAGCTTGGTATTGCAAGCGACAGCGCGCAGCTGGCTGGAGCACAGGAACTGGCCACGTATGTAAAGCAAAAAACCACCCTGGAGACGTTGATTCCGGTGATGAACGACATGGCCGTGCAGCAGTATGGCTATAACGTCACCGCGCAGGAAACCGCCAACATCGCCACGATGCTGGGAAAGGTCATGAATGGCCAGGTATCCGGCTTAAGCCGTCTCGGCTATTCCTTTGACGATGCACAGAAGGCCGTTCTTAAATACGGCACCGAAACCGAACGCGCTGCGATGCTGGCCAAGGTAGTAGGCGAGAGCGTAAACGGCATGAACGCCGCCCTGGCGTCCACGCCCACGGGCCGGATGCAGCAGCTGAAAAACACCCTGGGCGACATCAAGGAACGGTTTGGCCAGGCGGTTCGGACCATCGGGACCGTTTTCCTGCCCGATTTGAACGCTGTGGGCAGTGCCCTGGCTGGGATCGCCACCATCGCCAACAAGGTGGCGCAAACTATCGCCAATGTTTTCGGCGGTACGGCCGCCGGGAAGGAGTGGCAGTGGAGCGGTATCTCTGCGGGCATTTCCGACACGGCCGATGCCGTGGACGATCTCACCGATGCACAGTACGGTAGCGCCAGCGCCGCAAAGAAGCAGAAGGAGGCTCTGCAGACCGCCTCTTTCGACACGCTGAACATTCTGAAGGCTACGGACACCGCCGGAAGTGGTGGTGGCGGTGGCGGCGGATATGGCGGCGGATATGGCGGTGGAGGCGCCGGAAGCAGTCCGATCAACGAGACCGAGACGGCGGCAGAGGAAGCCGGCGGCACCATCGGGTGGTTACAGGAAAAGCTGGAGAAACTAAAGACCAAATGGGAGGAATTCAAGTCCGGTCTGGATCTCGACCGTCTAAAGGCTACCTGGGGCGATCTAAAGGAGGCCGTCAAAGGTTTTTGTTCTGCAATATCGGAGATATTGAAACCACTATGGGATACTATCCTCAAACCTCTGGCCACGTGGATCATCAATACAGCCCTTCCAGGCATACTGAAGGTACTTGCGGAAACTATTAACTTTATCAGTAAAGCCATTGGAACCCTGAAGGACGTTATCGGAAAGGTCAAGGAAGCCATCAAAGCTTTTGGCGAAAGCTTGAGTAACTTCGGCCAACGGATTAAGGGAGCCTTCGGTGAAGCTAAAGAGACTGTTAAAGCCGATCTACAGAACATAAGCACCTCCGCGACGGATTTAGGCCGAAGAATCAGGGACGCCTGGAACGACATCAAGGAGAGTGTCAATAGAGGAAGAGAGTCCATCAGCACAGGCCTGCAAAACCTGATCGCCGCATTTAGGGATAGCGACAAGAGTATCCTCGACAGCTTCGCAGATCTCGCCCGTAGGATCGGAACTGCATGGAGTGACATCAAGGCAAGTTTTACCAGGGGGAAGGAATCTATCGGCAACGGATTTCAGAACCTGGTTTCGTCAATCAAAACCGCGGGGCAGCATATCTTCGACGGCATGACGTGGCCATTCCAAAAGGCCTACGACTGGATCGCTGGGTTCATCGATAAGCTCAAGAAGAAGTTGAACTTTAGTTGGAGCATTCCGCGGCCGAAGCTCCCACATGTAACCTTTAAGTGGGATCGCATAAAGGTTGGGGACTGGCTCAATATTCCGATCCCGAAGTTCTCCGTCGACTGGTACGCCAAGGGCGGCGTGTTCGACCGGGCGAGCCTCATCGGCGTGGGTGAGAACGGCAAGGAGGCGGTGGTGCCTCTGGAAAAGAACACGGGTTGGATCTCCAAGGTTGCTTCGGAGTTGGCCGCACAGATGGCTGGCGGCTCCGGGCTGCTGGGCGGAGAAGCGCTGATCGAAGGCATCCATGACGCGGTGTATGAGGCCATGATGGCCGTTATGGGCATGCAGAGCCGCGGCGGAAGCCACAAGACGGTGTTCAACATCAACGGCCGGGAATTCTTCCGGGCCGTATGGGACGACTACAAGGCCGTGGCCAGAGAGCGCGGCGTTTCGCTGGTGAATACGTAAGGAGGGGCCATGCAGCAGCTGCAGTACATCGCTATAGGCGACCTGTCGTCGCCCTCCTTCACGTTCGAGGGGGACGACATCCGTTCGACCTCCGGAGACTTCAGCGTGGATCTGATAGGCGCGGAGCTCTGCACGGACGTCATGGAAATCGAAGTCGCCTATGACGACGCCGACGGCACCTTGCGGGCGCTGCCCTGGGCGACGCCGGTATACATCTACAGAGGGGCCTCGCTGGAGGGGAAGCTCTACAGCGTCAGCGTGACGCGCACCGGAAAAAAGGCTTACCTGATCCGCGTCACCAGCGCCGCCGGAATCCTGGAATACGAGACCTTTTATGGCGGCATGTATACAGGTGAGACGTTCAGGACCGTGGTCGAGCAGATCATCGGCACCAACGCCCTGCAGCCGTTTGCCGGGGTTTACAGACATCTGATCCGGGAGTATGATGCCCTGGATTACATGCTGTCAAGCGCCGGCATGGGGAAGTATCAGGATCAGGCGAAAACGCAGGAACACAAATGGGGCTGCTACCTTTCGGCGACCATGTCCAGCAAGCTCTCCGCGAAGATCAAAATAAACGGTTTTTCGAACGCGGCTTACGATCGGTACATTGCGATCTCTCTGCAGTCTCCCGGGACGACATACCTCAGCAAGCTTTTGGGCGTTTGTGCGGGTCTTGACGCTGCGGACACCGTAAGAAACCATCAATACGGGCTTTACATGTCCATGGCTCGTGCAAGCACGAGCGACTCGTTCCCTGCATTCGGGGATGTATTCTTTGCATATGGCCAGGATGTCATATATTTGGGCAGGCCGGAATCTGCGGAGGAAGCAGTGTATGAGATCGCCGTGGATCCCGGCGTTGGTCACGCGGTAATAAACGGCGTGACCTATCCGATTTGGCTTAATCCATCTCTGGCCAACGACGCATGCGCCCTGCACGTATATGGGGGCGGGGCGGAGTTGTTTGAGACAAGCGGCTCTATTTCCGCAAGGAATAGTTATCCAAATTGTGACTTTGAGACGTTTTATTATCAGATCCGGTCTCAGAGTGGGGAGCTGCAGGCTGATCAGACCGCTGTCAAAAACGTCTACACGGGGCAGGTCGGCCTTTACGACTGCGGAACGGGAAAGCTGCGGCAGCAGCTTCCTTGCGCCTCAGTATTGTCTGACGATCTGGAGCCTTATGACGTCTCGACTTATGGCGGATAGCTGCTCTTTAACAATAGATCGGATTTTCAGACGGATGTACTGTCCAGGATGGCTTTTTCGGAGGGGGTCGACACCATCCCTATATACGGGTGGATTCCGATTTGCACGAAGCGGCAGGCCCTGCAGCAGCTGCTCTTTGCCACCGGCGCGATACTGGTTAAGGATGAGGACGGCTCGATTCTGTTCACGACGCCGTCGCCGCAGACTGTAGACGATATCGACGAGAACTCCGTATATGATGAGGGGCGCGATGACCAGCCGGATCATATCAATTCCGTTGATATCACGGAGCATGCCTATACTCTCAATTCGACGGCCGAGGCGGAGGTAATCTACGAAAACGCGACCGTGGCAGCGGATGAATACTATATAGCGCCGTTTTCCGTGGCGCCGGCCCAATCTGCCATGAGTGAGTACCCATACAGCGGTTACCTCACTGTCATCCACGCGAACTGCAACGCCGCATTAGTGTCCGGAACAGGTAAGTTTATGGGACGCCCTTATCTGCACACAGAAAAAATACTGCGACGAGAAATTGCCAGCTTCCCGGACGGTCATGCAGCCAGCATACCGGACGCAACGCTGGTGACGTTGATCAACAGCGAGGGCGTGCTGGACCGTCTGGAGGCTTATTATGGCGGGGCTCACAAGACCCGCGTGGACATTGCCATGGAGGGGCAGCGCTGCGGGTTAAAATATACGCTGACCAGTGCGTTTGGCGAGGCTATTTCCGGTTTTTTGGTCCGTGCGAATAAGGTGATCACATCTGTTGTCAGGGCTGCATGCGAGTTTGTCCTGGGCTATACGCCGCCGAAGGCCGGAAACACTTATGCAAGCTACGTGATATTGACCGGCAGCGGCTCCTGGACTGTGCCGGCGTCAGTTTTCCAGGCGGACCAGCCGAGGATCCATGTGGTCCTGATCGGAGGCGGCAGAGGCGGCGACGGAGGGTACGCGGGAGAGAGCGGCGATCAGCCGGAGCCGGGCCAAGGAGCGCAGCCGGCGGAAGGCGGCGCGGCAGGCGAATCCGGCAGCGGCGGGAAGATCTTCGAAATCACCATACAAAACCCGGCCGCGTCTTATGCCTACAGCTGCGGACGGGGCGGCTCCGGAGGCGCAATCTCCGGATCGCACAGCGCAAACAACCTCGGAAGTGACGGCGGCGACACCACTTTCAGCGGCGGCGGCCAGAGCTACAGCTCGTCAAACGGCTCGGCGAGCGAAAACGGAATCGCCAACAGCATCACCGGTGAGCGCTATGCCGGGCGCCTGATCAGCTCACGGAAGCCATCCAGGTCAAACCGCGGCGGCGACGGTGGATACTTCACGGCGGAGTCCTGGGGCAGCTCGTATCATCTTGCCGGCAACGCATACGGATACGTTATGGATAATTTTTATGAGACCTGGTTTGGAGGCTACGCAGGAGCCGACGACAACCGGGAAGGCTGGATCCTCGCTCGCGGCGGCGGTGGCGGCGGAGGAGGGTACGGTCAGATCGGATCCAACGGCAGCGCGGCCTCTTATTCGGACGGCGTATACCGCAGCGGCAACGGGGGTAAGGGCGGAGACGCTACAGAAACCCCTCCCAAGGCCACGGATTACAACCCGGCGTATTATGGCTACGGCGGCCTGGGCGGCGGCGGTGGTGGCGGCGGTGGAGCTGGTGGATGGGTTACGGAGGGGGACTCCTCCATTGCCGGAACCGGCGGCGCCGGCGGTTATGGCGGTCGGGGCGGTGACGGCGGGGACGGCTGCGTCCTGATCTACTACTGAGGAGGTGAGCCCGTGACAAGCCTGAAAATCAACGGCACCGAGATCGCCGGCTATATCAAGGTCGACGGATTTGAATGGCAGCGCAATGACGTGGACGGCTCCGGCGCCGGCCGGGCGGTGACCGGCAAAGCGATCCGGGATCTGGTGGCAAGCAAGATCCGACTGGACTGTACCTGCCGGGAACTGACGGGCGCCGAGCGCACGACGCTGGAAGGACTGGTGTTCGCCGCCCCGTTTCTGACCGTCACTTGCGACGACTCCATTTTTCGCGGATCCGCTCGGACCATGTATTGCACCTCGATGTCCAGCGGCTTCGCCCGGCGGAAGCCGAACGGAACCGAGTACTGGAAGGACGCCAAATTCGTCCTCGTGGAGCAATAGCGTGTCCGATTCGGACACAATTAAGGAGGCACTATGTGGAAAGCAAGAGGCAATGATCTGCAGATAGACGAGGGCGACTACGGCGTCGCTCTCCCCTTCGTCGTCAAAGGGACCACGCTCACCGCTGCGGACTGCATGCGGTTCGTGTTCATGGACGGACAAAGCGGGGAGACTGTGCTCGAAAAGAGCTTCACGGATATCCAGAATAACACCGTGTTGTTTATCCTCACGCAGGAAGAAAGCGCCCAGCTCCCTGGCGGCGCGTACGTGTACGACCTGGAGTGGTATCAGGACGGCGTCTTCCAGTGCAAGCTGATACAGAACGGGATCTTTAAGGTGGTGGCGTGAATGTCGTGCAAGGTCATCGTAGAGGCCGCCCCGCAGCGGGTGGATGTGAACGCACGGGCTCCTGGCGTAACCGTGCGCCCGGAAATGCCCATCCTTAGAGAGATCATCGGGCACAGCACGTACATCCATGACCAGGATGTGCCAGCATCAACATGGACGATCAACCACAACCTGAACACGTACCCTTCCGTCACCATCGTGGATTCCGCCGGCACCTGCGTATTCGGCGCCGTCCGGTACGCGAATGCGAACACGATCGTCTGCAGCTTTTCCGGAGCGTTTTCGGGCAAAGCTTATCTCAATTAAAAGGAGGACTTTATGGCAAATCCACGTGTATTTCTCGTCCCTATTGACCTGGGCGGCCTTCAGATCCTGAATGCCTGCTTCCAGGCCCTTGCCACGGCGCCGCAGAATCCCCAGTACGGCAGATACTACCTCGATAGCACTGACGGGCTGATCAAGTACTGGGACGGCACGGCCTGGCAATCCTTCGGCGCCGTGTTCTCGGTCAACGGCCAGACCGGCGCTGTCGTCCTGACCCAGGACGACATCGGGGACGGCACCACCTACAAGCGCACCCACAACGATCTGACCAACGAGCTGGTCTCCGCCATAAGCAACGCGCTCCAGAAGACCGGCGGCACCATGTCCGGCGCCATCGCCATGGGCGGAAATAAGGTCACCGGTTTGGGCAGCGGCACGGCGGACGGCGACGCGGTGAACTACGGGCAGATGCTGACCGCCATCCGTGAGAACGCCGGCATCTACCGCGGCACGTATGCCACCAAGGCCGCGCTGGACGCTGTTGCATGGCAGACCAGCGACCCGTCGGCGCCCTTCTATGTAAGCAACAACGACTTCGCTATCGTCACAGCCGATGAAACACACTCCGGCGAGACGTGGCGGTATACGTACGTTTCCGGTACCGGATCCGGAACGGGCTGGCAGGCGCAGTACAAGATCAACGAGACCCCCTTCAGCCAGGCCCAGCTGGACGCCATCAATTCGGGCATCACTGCTGCGCTGGTGGCGAAGATCGGCACGAGCGAGACTGCCATCTCCCAGACCCGCTCGATGATCGCCGGGGTGGAGTCTTCGTCCACCGCTTCCCGTGCATATGCGGTAGGTGAATACTTCATCTTCAGCAATGTTTTGTACCGTGCCACGTCGGCCATCGCGTCCGGCGGCACCATCACGCCCGGGACGAATTGCACAGCGGTGGACCTTGCCAGCGAGCTCAACCGGCAGGCCGTAAAAGTGGCGATCGGCACCATCGGGACCAACGCGACCTCGGCGTCCGTCAGTTTCACGGGGACGGTTATAAACGCCTATGCGACGCAGGGCGGGTCTCAGGTCATCGTTGACGTCTCCATCGGCGTGTCCGCCGTCACGTTTACCGTGGCTTCCGCCCCGTCCTCCGCTGTGACCTGCACGGTCGTGTACGTCTGAGACCAATAGCATCGAGGAGGCAGCATGCTTAATCTCGCACCGATAGATCAAAGAGATGATCTCGCGACAAAGGGCTATGTTGACGACGCCGTTGGAGCCGTGAAAGCGCTGTGCGGGTTGAGCGTGAGCAGTAACCTGTCGAGCGCTGGGTGGTATAGGGTTCTGAAGCACACAGGCGCTATGCCTGACGGGTCTATCATTAAATTTTTGATAGGCCGCAACCAGGCAGGAGAGTGCCACGCTATTGACCTGAATGTTCCGTATGACTATGCCTTTGTAAATGAAGTTTCATCTGCTGGAACGAACTTAGGCATTACGAAAATTCGGGTCACTTCGGATGCGGAGAACCGTTATGTGGATGTTTATTACGCCTTATCTTCGACCTGTACGCTTCGTGTTGACTTCGTTGCGGCGGGAACCATAGACAAATCAAGGATTTCCGTTGAAACGCTGCAAGGTGTATACGATGCTCCCAGCGGGGAAACGGTTCTTGCATCATATGAATTAACAGACAACGTCCCTTTTATTGGTTCAAACGCAAACGGAACATACCGTAAATATGCGGATGGTACTCTTATTTGCACAAAAACAGTAAATTTCGGGAATATTACTGCTGGGGAATGGTCTGCATGGGGAGTTTGGTATGAATCAATAGCAGAATATGACGCAGGTAACTGGCCTTATGAATTTATAGAAGTGCCAACAATGAATGCGACACAAGTACAAACATCGGCAAATGTAGGTGTTGCAGTTGCGGAATTATGGACGGATAGAACAACATTAAAAATTGGAAAAACATACTTTTACAGACCAAACGCAAGCCCTACATATGGTGTCACATATAATTTTGTTGGAATTGGAAGATGGAAATAATGCGGAGGTTTAAATCATGACTTACATCATCGCCGTGGAAGCCTGAAAAAAGGTAATGGCTTCCCCGTATGCGAATGTTGCCTGCGGCTTCGATTGTTCCGACTTTGTTTCCTGGTGCTTAAACAAAGTCTGCAGTGGCCTGGTCCATGACCAGCTCCTGGACGGACGGATTGGAAGCAAGGGTTTCAGCTGATACGGATGCTTGGTTTGCACTTGTATCTGCGCGTTGCCACGCTGAGGCAGCTATGGAGGCTCGCGCCAAAAGGGACGTGCTGCTGCAGGCAACAGACGCGGACATGGCGCTGGATCGGCTAAACCTGATGCCCCCGACCGGCTCCACATTTTCGGCATGGCTTTCCTTTCTCCGGACCCTGGGGGAGGCGCTTAGAAGCAACACGGCCGTCTACCGTCAGGCTCTGAGAGACGTCACGGAATAGCCCGGTTTTCCTTACGAGATAGAATGGCCGGAGGCACCAAAATGACTACCCTGGAAGCACTTGAAGTACTACTCAGCGCACTGGAGGAGATGGCCAGCATTATGTACGAGCAGGCTCGGATCATCGAGGAACACAAGACTGTCGATGAGGAGACTGAACGCCAGCTTGCTGCCAGGCGGACCAATGTGAACGACCTGATTTCAAAGGGTAAAGAGGATTATACCTATGTTTATTGACGCGGATGCAATTATCAAGACTGCTGCTGTGCTGGGCGCGCTTGGCGTGCTTACGGGTGCTATCGTTGCCGTCTACAAGATCCTGGAGAGCAACAGGCGGCAGAGCGCGGAGATCAACGCGATGAAGGAAGAGCAGACTATCATCTGCTATGCCCTGCAGGGCGCACTACAGGGGCTGATCGAGCAAGGCTGTGACGGACCATGTAGGGATGCTTTGAAAATGCTCCAGAAGCACTTGAATAAAACGGCCCACAAGCCGGATCTATGAATTCAAATAAAACGAAGGGAGAAACAACATGAAGAAACAAATACTGATGATCCTGCTGGTGCTGATGGCGCTCATCATGGTGCTCGCACTCACCGCTTGTCAGAAGCCCGTGGAGATTCAGACGCAAAACCCGGATGGCACTCTCACCGTGGCCGGCGTCCTGATCGAACAGGTGGTCACCATTGTGGCCAGGGTGCTGGAAGCACTGGTGCTGGCCTACGTCGCCTGGGCTCTGGAAAAATTCGGCAAGAACAAAAAACTGCAGAATTTGAACCTGGCAAACCAGGAGCTGTGTAAGATCGTCAAGCAGACAGTGAGGGAGCTCAACCAGACTATTGTGGCGGAGCTGAAGGAGAAATCCCCGGACGGAAAGCTTACCGATATTCAGATCGCCGACCTCAATGCAAGGCTGCTCACATTGGTTAAGGCGAAAACCGACGAGGTAACAATCGCATTACTTACGGCAGCCGGCGCTGACCTTGACGCTCTGATTACTGGTCAATGTGAAGCGTATCTGGACAAGCTGAAGGAACAGCAGCAGACAGACCATCCTTAA